CTTCTGCATGTCCGCCTGTATCTGCTGGATCTGCACTTGGATGAGCTGCTCGTTGATGTCGGGCTTGTTGTCTGGCGGCGGCGGACGGAAGTCGGCCGGATCGTTCCAGAATTGCGACGTGTCCTTAAAGCCCGCCAGCTCGGTCATAGACTTGAGCGTGTTGGACAGCTTGGAGATGTCGGTCAGCGGGTTGACTTGGCCCATTGTGGCCATAGCCTCTTTCTGCATCTCACCAATTTGACGCATCATCATCATGCGCTCAGTGTCAGTGCCACGCCCTAAAGCCACGTTCACTGAGACGTCCATCGCCGCGTCCCATGAGCGCGGGTCGATCTGCACAAATTTATTGCGTAGGCGAACCATGCGCGGCTGGTCTTGGTGCGTAGTGATTAGCTTCAAGACGATCTTAAACAAGTCTTTCATGCCGGTCTCAGCAAAGATCCGGGCGATCAACTCTATGTGCTGCTGTGCGGCCGCTACAGTGGCGTTTACAGCGCCGGCAGTGCTGCTCTGGAGTGCTGCTGCATCTAAACCCATAGACGCCTTAGAAACGCCTGTGCGGGCCTCCTTGACCTCGTCCATATACTGCATGACCGGGAACGCCTGCTGGCCGACGAATGGCATCGACAAGACTTGGATCTGGCCGGCGGAGCGCTGCCGGATAATCGAGCCGACTTCGGTCGACATTGCGTCTTCCAGATTGACCATGCCCTCGGTCACAGCGATACGCGGGTGGATCGACATTGCCAAGCTATCAAGTGTGTTGCGCATGACGTTTGACTTGATGCGCTGGATGTCCATTACCACATCTGCAACCGATAACCCGAAGAAGTCATGCGCCTCTGGCTCTGGGCAGAATGAGCAGAACGGCGCCATGTCGATTGCCTCGTTGCGCAAAACCTTGTTGCCGTCGCCGGCGGTGCAGATCTTACGCAGCTCAGCGACGCCGTCGCCGTCATAGTCCACGCGGATGTAGCTCTCGGTGTACGCCACCTTGCGCATCGCATCGTCGTTGCGCGCGTTCATCTCATTCGTCAGAGCTGGGTTCCGTGTGCGGCGCTCGACATTCATATTCATGTCGTCGTGAGCCGACGCCAAATTTTCAACGTCTTCTTCAGCGTAGCCCATCGACACCAGCTCGGAGACTGTGATGATGCGGCGGTGTCCGACGTATGACGCCTCAGAGATCGACTTGGCCTCGCGGGAGATCAGAAACTCTTCCGGCGGGACCGCCTCGATCTGCACGCGACCGTCTGGGCGCACATATTCGACTGTGACGTCGTGCACCATGGGTGGCATGATAAACTCGCCGGTCATGGGGTCGATCTGGGGCTCGCCGACAGTCTCGGACGACTGCACGGTGATCTCAGCGGCTGGGTCGGCGGCAATTGCAGCCAGAGCAGCGTCGTCGAGGCCAGTCATGTGGAACGTCTCAACTTCGGTCTTATCTTCCCAGAAGCACTTGATGATGCCGACCTTGCGGATCAGTGCATCCTTGAACGCGCTGTGCATCACTAGAAAGCCGTTGTTGTCGCGGTTCATCACGAAATTTGCGTAGTCTGTCGCCTGCTGCGCGTTCTCGACGTCCTCGGGGCCAGTCGGGATATATGACACGCTCTCGTCGGATCCGTGGAACACGCGCATCAGTGACGGCATGATGGCCTGTACGGTATCGCGTACATCCATGCTGACGACTTGGCTGCGGCCCTCTTCCTCGTTGCCGAATGGCTCGCCGCGGTAGTATTTGGTCGCCAAGGCGCGGTCCGGGCTGACATAGTTGTCGATGTAGTCGATGGCGTCTTCGATCTCGCGACCGACGATGCCCTGCAACTCTACTTCGTCCATGACTTCCGGGTTCAACATCGCCTCAAGCTCGGAGGCCATTTTGTTTGCTTCATAGTCCATCTTATGGCCCTTCTTGCGCTTTGTTTAACACTGTGTTAACTGTTGAGGCTTCAACTGGGAGGATAACACTATGGCTGAAAATAATACAGATGGCGAATTAGATCTGACCGATCCACTTCGCGCCGGCATATACTCACTGGCATTTATGCTCTTAGACCGCGAGGGCGATTTGCCGAAAAACGTGGTGGAGATCATTGAAGATATAATTGAGCAAGAGCGCAATTTTTAAAGCCCCCTCAAATATGCTTCGATCAGGTTCATCTCATATCGAGTTGCGTCTTCTATTCCGCCACGATTAAAGCGATCTATATATGTGGATGCTTCGTCAACGTACTGCTGATCGCCTGCCTGCATCGTCTTTGGGTTCATTGTGAAGACGCGCTGATCTGACGGCAGCGTGTAGGATCTGCCAGAAAACGGCATGTTTTGCCCCGGATAAAATGTGCCCTTCTCAAGGGCGGCTGCCGCCAGTCTCGGCAAAGCAGTGTCGCGAGCTGAGATGGTCCACGGGACATCTACGCCAAACGTCTGAGACCCTGTGCCCGGCTTCTTCGATAGCTTGGTGTCGTATGAGGGATGATCCGCAGACAGAAGACCTCTGGATATATCGGGAATGGCAAAACGATACCCCGAGCTGAAGCTGGGAGATTGCACAAGATCTGGGTTTGTCGCGGCAAATCGCATTTCACCCACATCCGGCAAACCGCTTAACTTTTTCATGTCAGACTTATCCATCCGCTGAAGGAATGGCTTTCTGACTTGTTCTGGAGACTGAGTGTCAAACCAATCCCTGAACTCTGGGCTATCCACGCTTGGTATATCTGAAAGATTTACGCGAGTGAGTGGCTTGAGGCCATCTTTCTCTCGATGCTTGTTCTGCCGGTTAAGAGATTTCTGCCTAAAGTCTGCGACAATAGACTTCAGCTCTGAGTTGACTTGGCTGACAGTTTTCTTCGGCATCTCAGAAGAATATAACATCTCAGAATAGAGCTGACCCTGATGCTTTGCGAAGTCACCTGATCTCTCACCCATTGGACTAAATCCAACGCGAATATCACGACCTAAGTTTTCTGGGCTTGAGAACACGTTTTGCTTTGGCTTCATAACACCAGAATGGGATGCCCACACATCATCAGTGTCCATATATTCGCCGCCAGCCTCTAATCGCACAGGCCGCTGCAATTTTAACTGGCCAACACGACTTACTTCCCGACCACCCGCCGTGCGATCTCCGGCCAGAAAATACATATCTGTGCCTTGCATCTCTGAAGGCGTAATCAATGTGGGAGCGGTGTAGCCTGCATCTACAGAACTCGTCTCAACTTCCCAATCATATGGAGCTGTCTTCTGCTTTACGTTTTGCGAGAACGGTGTAAAGAGCGCCGGATCTTTAGCACGACCACCACCAGCCCGAGGGGGCTCAAAGTAATCTGAGCCACGCATAATCTCAGTCTCTCCAACCTCTGGCCGCAGCCGGACATTCCCGAGCAGAGAGCCCATCGCATTCGGATCAACCTCTAAGCGACTGGCAGCTCGAATGGCGGGCCCAACTCCGGGCACTACAGACGCCACTGAACCTAAAGCGGCAGCCCTGTCGGACGCTAGAGCCTTGTTTGACGCCTCAAGCATATATGGCTCTGCGTCTTTGGCCTCGACGCCAAACATCTCCATCAACTTGTCGGCGGCGGTATATGTAAAGCCCCGGCCAACTGTCCCAGCGAAGTCTTTAACCGTGCCCACTGGGTCGGTGGCGACGCCGACTACGTCCTCGATCATGCCGCGACCCATCGCCTTATTTGTGCCGACTGGGTCTCTCTGGAAAGATTTCAGCAAGCTGCTGATGCCGCCGCCGGCGACTTCCGCCATGTCGTAGGCGCCGCGTAATTCTGGTGGGACGTAGTATCGTAAATCCATTATCCGAGTAATCCTCCGGGGCGTGCCTTCGGACGCATAGGTGTCGCTGGCGCCAGCAGACCCTGCGGCCGGGCGCGTGGGCGCATTGGTGTTTCGCTATACAGGCTCTGGCCGGAGAACTTTTTTCCGTAGTCCGAAATATATGTGCCGAACTTGTCTTTCTTGTTCACCTTGCCGCCGCTCTCGAGAAAATTTCGCATCCCCTTACGGCCGCCTAAGTGGGCCATGCCGACCATTGCCGACATATCCACCGGCACGCCGCCGATTTCTTGGCCAATGTATTGGTCGAGGGCGTTGTTTATCGCATAGTCGACGATGTCCTGCTCGTGCCAAGACATGACTTCTTCTTGCAAGATGGGATCCGCCAAAAACTCTTCGCGGGTGAACTTCTTGCCGGTGTCATTCATAAAGTCTTGCAGCCGGGGGTCTCCGAACTGATAAGCTCCCGCGACCGTGCGCCCAGAGCCTGCGTCGGTCAGAATGCCATAGTCTCCGCTGCTCTCGCTCTGAGCCATTAAATTTCTAAAGTCAGATCCCGGCATTAAAATTTCCCTGCTTTTAGTCGCTTCGAGACCTCAAACATGCGGCGGACAAAATCTTCCGGCAGGTCGGGGTTGTTGTATCGGCTGCCCTGCTCAGTTTGCAGCCACTGGCTTAGCTCCAAGTCTGCGGCGGCGCTGGGCTGGCCGGTGAACGCCTCAAGCTCTAAGTCTGGCGCCGCTAAGAGAGGTGCCGGGGATGCGCTGTATTGAGCCTCCATAGCCGCTGGAAGCCCGGAATATGTAGGCAGCATTTTCGTCTCAATTTGCTCAGGCGTGAAGCCGGATACCGAGGTGGCCGGAGACGCGAAAGGTCTTGAAGCCTGTGCCCGTGACATACTACCGGGATTGGCGGATTGCGGTGTCTGCGATGCCGCAATCATTGCGTTGACCCTACTAGGGTCGTAGAAGCCGGTGCCGCTCTGGGTGTTCATGGTGTATGTCGCGCCGCTGTCAACTGGCCGGCGCGTCATGTAATTGAGCAGGCCGCCAAATGGGACAAAGTCTGAAACCCCCAACTTGGAGCCGCCGGAGAAGAGACCCGGCTCTCCGAGTATGCCCTGAGACGGCCCGGGGTTGCGAAATGTGCTGCGGTCGCGTGCACGCGGATCCTTGCCGCCGAGCAACCCCTTGAGGAAGTCGCCGAAACTCGGGTTGGATGCGTTGCGGGCTCGCTCAGCTTCTTGGCGTGCACGGTTGCCGGCAACGTATCGCGCGTCGTCGGTGGACGGGCTGGTGCTTCGGAAGTTGGGGGTTCTACCGCTGGCCGCAGCGTCGACCATGCTTCTGTGAAAATCGCTAACTGCCATATGACTACTCTCGCCCTTCGTTTCCCACATAATACACGCAAACCACTTTTAACGTAACCCCGCGCGCTCATGGGAGGATGGACGCGCGGGGGAGCCAAAAGCTCAGCGGCCGGGTGGGAGTTAGCCGCTAACAAGGGCATGATAACAAAAAATTGTGGGGGAGGCCAGTTTTTTGCATTTTAGGGCTTGTAATGGGTATATGTTAACATTAGGTTAACAGTATAGACAGAAACAAAGGAAAACGGACATGACAAATTCAGCAATCGCCTACGGCTCAACAATCCGCGCATATGACTTCCAGCCAATGCCTGATCGCCCCGAACAGTTTATCGAGGGCGTTATCGTTGACGCGGGAATGATTAAGCACCCCGAGTATGGCCACAATATGTTCAGCGGCTACACAATCCAAATCACGGGCGCTGCTCGCGCAGATGACCCGCGCATTGGTGATATTGGCTACGTCCCCTTCAAGATGGATTTCATGGACTTCGATGGACGCATTCAAAAAATCTAACGCAACACGGGGAGCTGCGGCTCCCCAACTTAAACTGGGAGAATAAAATGCACAACAACACACCACAAAACACGCAGGAAGCCGTCGAGCTGGGCCTGTACCTCGCAATCACCGCCAACACCGACGAGAAGTCGGCGGACGCGCTACAGCTCGCCAAGGAGCTGGCTCTGGGGCTCAACTATGCCGAGGTCCAAGACGCCAAGCGAAACGTCGCGGCGCGGATCAAGCAAGAGCGTCAGACGCGCAGCGACTTGTCAGACGTCATCAGCGCTATATCGCCGGCAGAGACGCCGTTTGCGCGCGAGGCGCGGGAGATGAACATAAGTCTACACGAGTGGGAGGCCGCAAAGGCGAAATACATGCCCAATCCCAAGCGCGTCACGCGTGCCGCTATCACCGACGCAATCGGGTGCCCACACCTCGTGCTGGAGCGCGTAAAGCACCGCCACGCGCTGTACGGGGAGCACACGGCCGGCTTCGTCTTCTCGTACCTCAAAAAAGACATATATGGCGACTACGAAGTCTTGGGCCAGATGGAAATCGACCACCCGCGCCTCAAAGACCTTACGCTCGAGCAGTGGGTCGAGAATGGCCAGCTACTCGTCGATCAGGTCGAGAACGCCTAAACCACCCCGCGAATACCACGCCTCAGCGGCTTCGCCCACGACCCCGCTGAGGCAGTGCCAAACGCCATAGTCGTGTGGTCATTGGCCAGAGCCAAGCACAGAGCATCAGCGCGGTCCGGGGAACGGATGCCGCGCTTCTTCATGCTCTCCTTGCTCTCCACCTGTATCTTGCCCGACGACGTGAACATATACCGCGGACCCGCCAGCTCCGCATACAGCGCGTCGTCGCGCGGCAGCGAAACATCCATGCCCTCGAGCCACGACTTGCACCGGAACCACAGCTCAGCGCGCAGGTTCAAATACGTCTGCTTCGCCACCGCGCGCTCCGACACGTTCAAGCCACGCGCCGGCAGCCCCAACTCACGCAATCGGTCCAACACGCCGGCGCCGAAGCCGTTGCTGTCGATTATGATCTCGCTGGGGCGCCGGGATGGGGGCATGGCGTCATATTCCGCCTTAACGGCGCCGGAGAGCTGCATCAGGTCCAAGTTGCGCCACACCGTGAGTGGGTGGATCACCGGACCCTGCCGCTTACACAGCACGCTGCTGTCGCCGCCCTGTCGCGCCACGTCCAATCCCCACACCGCGATCGTGTCCTCGTGCACCTTCACCTCGTTATTAAACGCGTGCTCGATCAGAGACACCGGGATCACCGTATCCTCTTCGGACGGCGGGAAATTGCCCAAGACGCGCACATGGAACGCCGGGCTGTCTTCCCCGTACCGCTTCCGCATGTCGTCGACAAAATCCTCAGACACGCGCGGGCTCTCGACGCAGGAAACGTGCATCGTGTACCAGTCGTCCCGCAGCCGATTGTGCGTCTCGTAGAAGAAGCCAGTGTTACGCGTCGGGTTGCCGGTGAGCACCGTGGTGGCGCTGTGGCCCGACATCGAGCCAGAAGCAGCCTCAAACACGGCCTCCGGCACACCGCTGGCCTCGTCCGCCAGCAGCAGAACGTGCTCGCTGTGCACACCGGCGAGAGCCTCGGGCTGCTCAGCGCGTGACGTCCGGCATGAGATAAAAGTGCTCTCCGGGGCGCTCTTCAGCTCGATGCGGTCCGACTTCACCTCCAGCAAATTGTCAAACGGGGGCTTGAGCCGCTTGGCCACGGATTTCATCTCAGCGAAACACGCGTCAAAGAGCTGCGCGGAGGTGGGGGCCGTGACCACCGTCTTGCTCGGGTAGCGCATCAAGACGTGCCAGATGGCCGCCATTGCGACGCCAGTCGACTTGCCGACACCGTGGCCAGACCGAACGGATATGCGGCGGATCTTGGGGGCGGAGACGGCGTCTAACAGCTCAACTTGCCACTCGTCCGGCTCGATGCCGATCACCTCTTGGGCGAAGCGGACCGGGTCGTCGCGGTAGCGCCGCATCAGTTTGACGAAGGGGTTGTTGATTGGCGTGGTGGCGTTCATTTGTTAACACTCCTGTTCGTGGTGGTGTGAAATTTTTTCGGCGCGGGTGCGTGATTAGGTCATGAGCTTTTGCACCCGGCCGCGGCGAAGAAGGGGGGGGGTAAAAGTTAAAATCTCCGCCGAGAAGGGCAGGGGAGGGCGTTGAAAAATAAGGCATTTCGCGGCAGAGATTAAACTCATAATAAGTATTATGTTAAATTCTGCTGATATCGCCGCGTTGCAGCGCGCATTCGCTTGACCTCGTCGCCGCGCTGCGGCACGCGTGCACGCGCACGCTTCGCTGCGTCGGTGTGCGTTTTCGCGCTCAATCGCCATCCTGATCCTCGATGATCTCGCCCTCGATGATGTCACCGCCAACCTCGTTAAGCAGCGCCGCTGCCTGCGCGTGCAAGTCATTCACGCTAATGTTGATCGCGACATCACGCTGCCTCGTGTCATACTCGGGAGACGCCTTCGCCGCTTTCCACTTGAGCACGTCGACCGCCAGCTTCGCGCTGTTCACGCTCGCCTCGAGCTGGTGTGTCTGATCGGCGATCTTCTGAGCCTGCGACGCGTAGTAGTGACCAGCCATCTTCTTGGCCTCGTCATATCGCTGCGCACGACCCTCAGCCGACGCGACCCACTTGTGGAACAGGTTCCAGCCCACATCATAGTGCTTGATGATGTCGGACGCATTCATGCCGCCCGCAATCAAGCCGAAGATCTCGTCCTCACCCGCCGCTTCCAGCGCGGCTATCTTAGCGTCTCCAATTGCACCCATCTAAACTTCCTCTCTCAAAACGGGATCTCGTCACCCAGCTCAACGTCGAACGTGCTGTTCGCCGGACCAATGCAGCGCGTGACCTTTGCTTCTGGAAATTGCTCCAGCGTCTTCGCGATGAACTCGCTGCTAAAGTTATTCCCCAGCACGATTGCTGCGTCGACCATATCATACACTAACCAGTCCGGATGCTCACGCCGTATTCCGACCGCGTCGTGCAGCGCAATACACACGATGTTGCCAGACGCGATCTCGATGCAGTAGGCGTGCCGACCGACCGGCTGGTGCCCGTTAGCCTCTGCCTCCGCCTCAAGCACGTCCCACGCCCGGATGAGCTGCGTGGCGATCTTGTGCACAGCCACAACGTCATCCTCTTCGATCTTAACTCGCAGCGCGTCATACGCCGCCTCAAAGCGCCCGGCTAACTCTGGCGACACCAGCGACGGAAGTGTGTCTCCCCACTTGAGCGTCTTCTCCCTCGCCTTGCGATCCAACGGCAGCAACTGCCCATCTACCTGACGTGAGATCGGCTTCACCTGATTGCCAGTCTCAAACGTACCTCTATCCTTCCTCGCCTTAGCGTAACCCGCCTTCGCTTTGCCACTCACCTTCTTAGCCATGTATCATCTCCCCATCGCTCTAATGTTAACCACACCCAATCGAAACCACTGCCACACACCACACCACACCACGCTATACAATAGCGGGTGGTGGTGTGGAGAGTGAAATGGCCTTATTCTCCACACCCACCACACTCCACCACACCCCAAGTGTGGAAGGTGTGGAAGTATCAATGCAACACGTCATCATCGCCATTCCTCATTAGCTGGTCATCCATAACCATTAGCGCGCGCTCTATCGTCCACATCGTATTGACGAGGATCTCGGTGCGGCGCTTGCGCTCCTCCAAAGTTTTCGGGTGGAGGAAGCCCGGCTCGAACTCGACGCTGACCGCCCCGATATCGTCGGACCACAGGACGGTGAGGATGCGATCCATAGCGTCACTGCTGAGCAGTTGCTCATATGCTGCGTCTATTTCGTCCATCAGGTCGCGCCCGCCTCATCCCCAGTGATCCACTCCCCGACGACCACCACCGGCACGTCACGCCCAGTCCGCTGGTCCTTCTCACGCTCGATGCGCAGCACGTCGGTCTCGATCCACTTCTTCACGATTGCGTTGACCTTAGCCTTCTCGTGCTTCTTGTCCACATCGAGATCAAGATGCAGCGCCACCACATTGCCCACCCAATTCTTGGCCTGCGTATTCTGGCGCATAAAGTCACCGCTCTGCGCAGCCAGCCCGACGTCTCGCTGCACCTTCATGGCGTCCTTGGCGCTTACCCCGTCGAATAGGTCAGGCATTGCGAACTCGGTCGCGACCCCGACATATTCCCCGTTTGGCAACTTTACGCCGACCATTCGGCGATACACCGCCTTCGCTGCCGGCGGCGCCATGTTAGATTTGCCGTCGTCCACCTTAAAAATTCCTAAAGCCTCAGTCTCGGACACGCCCAGCTTGAGCGCGTCCTCCATCGACACGCGGTTGATGACACGCGCCGCACGGGCTGCGCCGAGTAGACTGCCGGCGCCCCGGATGCTGTCGACCGTGGCGTCGTCGCCGTTTCCCTTGCGGATGTGGTGAACGAGGGACGCGGCGCAGTCTGTGACGTCACACACGGATCGCACAGCCCCGACGGCGGCGTTCATCGCGACGTTGTCGTTCTCGTTGATGCCGGTCGCCGCGACCCACGGGTCGATCGAGACCAGACCGATGTCGTTCTCCGTAATCTTGGCGGTCAAATAGTCGACCAGAGCGTCGTCGACCATAATGCCGTCGCGGTCCTGTCTGGCGAAGATGATGTTCATGTCGCGGCCCGCATCCAGAAACAGCTTACCCCGAATTTCGTCCGCCGTGACGTTGTAGTGCATCATCGCCGCCGCGACCCTGCGTTGAAGCTCCTCTAGCGGATCCTCGAGGTTGACGATCCACACGTTGCACGGCTCGTGCACGGGCTCACCGAGCAGCGGCCGCCCGGTGCAAATTGCCAGCGCCTCCACGATCTGCATCGACGTCTTGCCCACGCCGCCAGCCGAGGCCAAGACAGAGACGTTCGACCGGATGTAGTGCTGCCCGTATATCCAGCGCCGCGCCGGTATGCTCGCCGGGTCGATTGGATCGTATGGCGTCGGGTAGCTGCGCTCGGACTGCGCGATCTCGGCCTGCACCTGCGCGACCGGCTTGGCCAGTGCCAGAGCCTCACGCAATTTTTCGGCGGACGTCTCGCGCAGGTAGTCGTTGGCGTCTTTGACACCCTCGACGCCCAGCATGTCGAAGCGCACGACGTGCACGTCAGTGCTGCCGTCGCCGCGGAGCACGTCGGCCACCGCGTCCACGTCCAGATCCGGGTCGGCGCAGATCGTCACGTCGGACGCACGCGGCACAGAGTATGTGGACATGCCGGCCTTTCCAAACGTGCAGACGATTGTCGCCTCGTCGCCTACCGCCTGATAGACTGACATCGCGTCCTCTGGACCCTCGGTCATGATGATGCAGCCGCCGTCGTGCTCGTTGCCGATCCGCATGACGTTGCCGGCGATCACGCCGCGGCTGTATTTGCTTATGCCATTGTGCTCGCGCTTCTGGCCCTCGGGTGTGAGTAGAACGCTCTGGATGCCGCACACATTTCCGCTTGGATCGAGCGCCGGAAACATGATTGCAGGGCCGTCGTATATATTCGGGTTGAACCGCGCTGCATCCGAGGCTGTGCTCGCTCTCAGACCCCGTGAGTTGAGGTAGAGTAGAGCCGGGCGCACGGCGTCGATGTTCTCACGCGAAATTGCGACGCCGCGCTCCCATATGTCCTTCGCCTTGCGCATCTTGTCTGCGCGGGTCTCGTCGTCCCGAACGAGCACCTCCTTAGCCGCTAAGCGCGCCATCAGGCGGTCGAACTCGGACGGAGTGTACGGCATCGCGTCGGAGTTTTCGAGCTCCTTCGGATTGTCGCCGCCGCGCTTGAACCCGGAGCCAATGGTGGCCCGGATCTCGTGCTCCTGTAAACCCATCGCCTTCGCTGCGCTGTGTAGCTCGCCCAGCGCCGCATCAAGATTTGACGGGGCCATGTGCGCGTGCCTCCCGAGCGTAAACGCGGCCTTGTTCAAAATCTCGTTGCGGCTTCCCTTGATTGCACCGGCCACGTCGGCCACTGCGCTCTCCGCGACTTTGCTGAAATATCTTTCACTCATTTCCCACCCCTATCGTAAAAAAGTGTTGCCGCCCGCCGGAGCAGGCGGCAGCGTTTTTAGAAGCCGAACTCTGTATCCGACGCCGGAGCCGCGGCGGGTGCCGGTGCGGGTGCAGTGATCGGTGCCGCAACCGGCGCCGCTACTTCCGCGCCGTTCTCCGGCTTGTTGATCCACTTGGCGATAGAAAAGCCGACGTCATACGACGTGCCCTTGCCGATCACGATAGGCGTTGAGCTGGTCACTTGAACCACTGGGATTTTGGATGCGAAGTCAGGCGAAGCCTCGGCGTCGTTATACACTCGAGCAATAAACTGGCCCAAGCCATACGAGTTTCCGCTGAATGACGCCTGACGGCCGTCACCGAGCCAGCAGTCCACCTCGAACCCCTGCTTGTGGTTCTCAGATGGGCGAGCAATCTGCTCAGATGGCGACGGCCACGGCTGCCAGTCACGCACGCCGATGTCGATGTGCAGCCAGCCGAATGTGACGTTTTTGATATCCATCGCGAACCCGCGCGACATATCAATGTTTTCGTCTCCCGCTTCAGTCTTCACCCACCAGCGATTTTGCGGCAGGTTAGCCCGAATAAATAGTGAACTCCCAGAACCCTCTGAACTTCCGAATGAAATTGGCATAATGTGTCTCCTTGACGATGTTTGCCTTAGCCGATTTGGCTAAATGTAAATGAGTAGCGCGGAATTTGGATCGTTTTCAAGTCCCCAAAATCGTAGCCCCACTCATTCGTTGATGACGCCCTCGCAAATTTCTCGAAGGCGTATTGGCACGCATGACGTCCTTCGACGAGGCTGTCATGGTCCAATTCGTACACACCGACACGGTGTGGTTTTGTCTTTTCCACCGCAATGAACACGAAGCGGTCGATCTCGAAACCCGCCGCCTCCATTGTCATGCGGTAGTGCTGGTCCTGTATGTGGTAACCAAAGTTAGCACACTGCTTTGCGAAGCCATACGGGTCGCTGGCGATTGTCGTCTTGAGATCCACCAGCGCGCCAATGTCCCGGCGCCATCCGTCTGGGCGGCAGCGGATGTCGACCCCAGTGCCCTCGTGCTTTGCAAACACGCTGGCCTCGCAGACAAGGTCGCCGCTAAGCAGCTCCGCCGCCGCCTTGTTTGCGCGCACAGCCTCCGCCATGTCCACAGCCAAGCGGTAGTCACTCTCGGTCAGTAGCAGCGCGCCCTCCTCTTCTGCGTCATGCTTCTTCTGCTTCCACTCGAGGCCGCGCCGCGTCTCAGGCCCGCACCACACCTCACCCGATAGCTCGGGTTGCAGCACAAACGTGTGTGTCGCCGTCCCGACGTCGAATGCGGTGCTCTCCTTGCGCTCGGCATACTTGAACGTCGCCAGATCGTGCATGGCGATTGTCTTGGTCCCACTAGCGCTGAGCGCCGGGTCGAGGTGATACTCCTCGTTGGTCATGTCAAATTTTACAGTCATCTCTCTCCCCTCCCATACGCCGCTATGAGTAAGCTCTCGGCGCGGTGTTCATCCTTCTTGCGCTTCATCCGCAGCGCTAAATCAGGAAACCATTGTTGCGCCTGACGGCGGGCGGCGTCCTTATCTTTCGGCAAATTCATGCTCGACTTCCACTTGGCCGGCCGCACTTCGCTGTACGGGTGACCAGACAGGGCGGCAGTCGTGATGATCTGGCCGTAGGCAAACCCCAGCTTAAACACTGACACGACGCCCTGCTTTGGCATAGCCTGTTGTTTTTCCAGCCAAATATGCTGCACAGGGCCGGCGCTGTTGATGATATCGAGTAGCGCAATTACGTCGACGCCGCCTTCGGTGTAGACCGGCAGGTCGTGCACCTCGGCCCAGTCTTCGCCAATCAGCGCAACTCCGCCGGTGCGGTAGCCGGGATCAATTCCAATCGTAATCAAGATCCACCCCCGCCTCGTCCAGCATTGCGGCGACCGCCCGCTCGACGAGCAGCGACACGCTCATGCGGGTATTGCGGCTGTGCTCTTTGAGTGCCAAGGCGATATCCTCGCGGATCCTTGGCCCGATTTGCTTTAAGTCTCTAGACATGATGCCCTCCATTTGTAACGTAGTGTTAACAGCGCAAGGGTCAGGGCACAAGCCCCCGGCGAAATGTTTTAAAATTGTTTTCGGTGTGCTAAGGTGAGGTGAAAATAGAATACGGACACGCAAATGGACATGGATGTTATGTGGAATGGGCTTTTGTCCATAGTGATTGCTGGGGTCGGGTTCTGGGTTAAGAGCTGGGTTAGTGAGGTGACGCGTTTGCAGATACTTATTAATCGCACGCGCGAAGAATATGTGACCAAGAGCGAGAGCAGCGCCCAGATGGACCGAGTAATGCACCGGCTCGACGGGCTTGATGCAAAGATTGACAGGTTGATTGAGCGAAAATGATGCGCTTATTGCCAGCACTTCTGTTGCTCGGCTGCGCAGAGATTAAATCACCAAGCCCTCTTGTTCTTCCTTCGGTCTGCATGGGGGACGAGCATTGTGAGGCTAGAAAAAATGCAGAAACATTGGCTGCGATGGGCTTTCATGACGCTGGCCTTCGGGTTATGTGTGATGATGCTAACGTCCGAGATGTTCTGGAGGTGGAATGCGAACCAGATGCGCTGCCATATCCCTGATCTTGCTCGGGTCTCTATGCTATGCCCAAGACGGTAGTGTTGAAGGCGACTTCAACAGCAACACGGGAAACAACAATAGTTCCGTCGAGAGCAATAACACCAACGAGACATATCAGAACACATACAATGGTCCCGGCAGCTCTCCCGGCTCGCAGCCGCCTCCGACAGCCGCCGCGCCCACTGTGATGGGGGCTGGGGGTCAAGATAGCTGCCTCATGCCCAAGACCAGCGGCATACAAGTCAGTTTGTTTGGATTTGCGCAGGGCAACATGGAGCAAGACCCGGAGTGCAATCGCCGCAAAGATGCTCGCCTCATGGGCCAACCGCAGCCGCACGGCCTTGGCTTGCAGATTAGCGGCCTGTCAGTGATGTGCGCCGCGCCTCATGTATTTAAGGCAATGGCCATGTCATCTACGCCCTGCCCTATCTATAGTGTAACTGAAGCGCGAATTTTGACAGGCCGAGACGCATATGAGGCCATGCGTTTAAATCCCGAGATTTATGTGGTAGGATACGCACAAGATCAGAGCTTCTGGGATGCGTTTCTCAGAATGGACTTAAAGGAACTGCCAAATGTTCAAACGGCTGACAACAATCGCCCTACTCTCTCTGAGCGTTTCCGGCGCACACGCTCAACAAACAACGGAAGTGGGCGACCTTCAGGACGCGGCGACAGTGATCCAGCAGCAAGTGGAGCTGGCGGCTCTGATGGCTTACGCAGCGACTGATATGGCAGGGGCAGGCCAGATCATTGCGAACAACAGTCTGGATGAAGCTATCGTAACCAATGAAATGCTGGCGAATTATCAAGCGTCAGTTGACCTTGTGCTGGCCATGGACTTTTCGGAAGCTGAGACTGCGTCTGAGCTATTTGATGCAGAGTATGCCTCCGCGATGCTTGAGCTTGGCATGAGCGTTGATGAGCTGGCAGAGGCAAGCGCCGCATTGATGACTGTGTCTGTGGTGTCTGAAATGGCGTCTACTTCTTACACAAGGCCAGAAGGACTGGCCCTGCAAGAGGTTTTAGCAAACACCACGATTACCCAAGACCATGTTGATACATACAATCAAGCATTGAGTGCAGTCAGCGGCATGGCTCAGATCTCTGGCGCGTTCTTTGCAGCAAGTCAAAACACAGCTCTTACTAACAGCATCGACACATACGTTGCTGACAATAACATTGTAATTGGCGAGTACACATCTGTTGATTTTGTATTCGACACCAACGAGTACATCATTACTTGGGGTGACCAAGGTGAAGGTACAGGCTGGACGCAATACACGACTTCAAACAATAAAACCGCAGACGAGTTGTACGACCATGCCCAAAATCTATATGGCCAGCCGTAAATGGAAGACGTTGAAATCAAAGCTGGCGGGTTTACGCTTCGAGGTTGGTACATTGCTGCTGCTGTGCCTCTGTTATCTAGCCTTAGCGGCGGCATTTGGTATGGCTATGACGCGATTTCTAGGTTCAATGGATTAGAGGCGTCTGTAATCGAGGTGCTGGACGCGACTTCGCGAATACAAGCCATTGAGCAGACGTTGACGCAAAATAACGTGGCTGGGCTGAACACTCAGCTCACGCAAATCAGCACGCAGATGACCAACATTCTTGAGCAGCAGCGCACGCTCATGGATCTGCGTTCAACAGTTGAGAAGGGCGCAACTGTAACTGATGGCATTGGTGACAAGCTCGAAACATATGACATGGAAATCGAAGACCTGTGGAAGGCTTTTGATGACCTAGTGAAAAATCCAATTAGATAGGAGGCCGCCATGAGCGACTATGACCTAAACGGCAACGGCGTGATCGACCCGGAAGAGAAGGCGATGATACTTGAGGATCGACGCATGCGCATTGAGGATGACAACGCCCAGCGCGACCAGTCTCGCAAGATGATCTGGTGGGTGCTGGCTGGGATGCTGGGATATCCATTCTTTGTGATCGTTTCCAGTTATCTCGGCTTGGATGCCGCC